AACTGATTCTGTTGAGCGTTATATCTCGGTGACACAACTTCGTACAGGAACTAGTGACACAGAGTTGCGTGACTCGTTGGGGACATTGGTTCGTTCAACAGGTAATTTGACGACATCTCAAAACCTGTTGAATGTTGCGCAGGATGTCTCCGCTGCTACAGGTAAAGACCTTCAATCAGTTTCCTTGGCTCTTGCCAAGGCCAGCCTTGGTCAATTCACAGCGTTGGGGAAACTTGGTATTCCGTTAGATGAAAGCACAAAGAAGTCGAAGGACTTTGGGAAAGTTTTGGAAACTCTGGAAGGTCAGTTTGGTGGTGCTGCGGATGCTGCTGCAAACACATTCGGTGGCAAAATCAAAATCATTCAAGGACAGTTCGGTGAGATTGTCGAAACGATTGGTGCAGCTTTACTTCCATACTTGGATAAGTTCGCCACGTTCTTAGTTGACAATGTTGCTCCGGCTGTTCAACGAGTCACCACTGTTATAGGTGAAGATGGTTTGCTTGCAGGATTCCAGCAACTGATCTTTGAATCTGGCGGTGCCGGAGATTCGGTTGTCGCAGCGTTTGAATCTATGGCTGTTGCAGTAGCGATAGTAGCGAATGTTTTATACAAGGCTTATTTCCTTGCGTCGGCCTTTGCAAAGGTACCATTCGCAGCAGGTGAAGCAGCCAAGGACGCATACAAAGCGTTGACTGGTACAGCAGTCAACATTGATAATTTGAGGGCATCATTTGACAAGGTTGCTATACCTATCAACCGTTTCAAAACTGAGTTGATAACTGCGGATCAAGCTGAGCGTATGTTCAACAAGACAGGCAAGATCACAGCAGATACTTTTGATGATGACACTAAGGGCAGTGTGGCTAAGGCTGTAAAGAAAGCAACCGACAGACTCAAGACTTACACGGATGCGTTGAAGTCAAGTAACTCTGCACAGAAGGCGTTTGAAAAATCCCAGACCGCTTCGATCAAGGCTGGTGAATCATTGACGGCTGCGAACCAGGGTGTTACTGATGCTCAGGCTGCGTTCAATCAGGCTGTGGCTGGTTATGGTGCTGATTCGCCACAAGCTCGGAAGGCTGCGAAGGAGTTGGAGTTGGCTCAGCGTGGGTTGGAACGTGCTGGGTACAACGTGGAGGGTTCGTTGTTTGCGATCAAGGATGCTGAGGAGGCGTTGAAGAAGGTTCGTGCTGATCCTGAGTCAACACCTCAGATGATTCGTGAGGCTGAGATTGCGTTGGCTGAGGCGAAGTTGTCAAGTGCTGATGCGATTGATTCGCAGACTGAGGCGACTGATGGTTTGACTAAGGCGACTGGTTTGTTGAATGAAGCGATCTTTGGTGTTTCTAAGGATTCCGAGATATTCAAGGAATTGTCTGATGCGTTGACTACCGCGAAAGAGAATCAGGCTGAGGCTGTTATTGCTGTGGCTGAAGCGATTGAACGTGAAACTACTGCAATGCAGGAATATGGCAAAGCGATTCAGGATGCTGGAAAGATCGCTAATTTGTATCCAGTTGTAAGTGGCAGATTCAATCTGAACAATCCGATGGCTGGTTCGGCTAATGCTATTCCGGCAACGGTGACAGGTAACTCGACTGGGTTCAACGCTAATGGGAGTCCAATCAATGTCACGGTGAACGCTGGGATGATTAGTGATGAAGCAACACTTGTCTCCGATCTGAACGATATGTTCACAGAGTTTGCTCGAAGGAATGGTAATCAGTTCGCTGGGTTTGTTGGAGTGCGCTAGTGGCTAAGGCTGCGAAGTGGGGTTCGACGTACAAGGTGTTGTTGGATGTCGGGTTCTTGGCTGATGCGTTCACTTTGGATTCCAGCCTGTTGGATGGTACTGATGTGTTGGATGGCTCAACAGACTTTGTGGATGTCACTGAGTATGTGACCAACATCAATATCAATCGTGGCCGTGCAACCCAACTTGATTCGTTCCCATCATCGTCTTGCACAATCACTGCTGATGATCGTGCAGCTGCTCGATACTTCGATCCGCTCAACACAGCGTCAGAGTGGTATTCGGGTGGGACTGTGGGTATCGCACCACGTCGCAAGTTCGAGGTGTATGGCGGTACAGCCGGAACGACTGCAATGTTCTCAGGATTTGTGTACGACTTGAACATTGACTATGCCGAACCGAACCTGTCAACAGCAACAATCGTTGCTACCGATGCGCTCGGTCAGCTTGGTCAAACTGTCCTGACCGCATTCAACCCTTCATCACAACTCACCTCTGCGCGTGTGTCAGCAATCTTGGATCGTCCAGAGGTGGCGTTCTCGACTGCGTTGCGAAACATTGAGACTGGGATTGCAACGTGTGGAACGGTTGCGTATGAGGATGCAACGAATGCGTTGCAGGCGTTGCAGGATGTGGCGACGGCTGAGGGTGGGCGTTTGTTTGTTAATCGTTCGGGGTTGGTTGAGTTTGATGCTCGGATTGCGGTGTCGTTTGGTACGGCTGTGGCTTCGTTTGGTGGTACGGCTGGTGTGCCGATTCAGTCTTTGTCAAATATCTATGGGGCTGAGACGGTTGTGAATCGTGTGGCTGTGCAGATTGAGGGTGGTACGGTTTCGTCGATTGCGTCTGGTACGGCATCACAAACACAGTATGGAATTAAGGCGTTGTCGTTGACTGGTGTTCCGTTGGCCACCGATGCTGCTGGGTCAGCGTTGGCTGCTTCATTGTTGTCACGGTTTCAAGACCCTGTGGTTCGGTTCTCGGAGATGGATGTGTTGTTGAATGCGTTGACTACAGCACAACAAGCACAGATGGCAGCACTTGAGATTGGTGACATCTTGTCGGTGACTAAGACATTCTCGACTGGTACACCGGCAACGGTGACACAGAATGTGGTTGTCGAATCTATTCGGCACACAGTCAACCCGTCAACACATCGCGTCACTGTTGGGTTGGGTCAAGTCCAACTCATCTTGCCGTTCGTATTGGACACCTCACCGTTGGATTCAACCCTCTACGGTTTGACCTAGAATGGGAACACTATGGCAGGCTTAGGACGCAAAACATTCTCACCAGGAGATGTGCTGACATCAAGTGATGTCCAAGGATATTTGATGGATCAGAAGGTCATGGTGTTCTCTGGTACAGCAACACGCGACTCAGCGATACCAAGCCCATCAGCAGGAATGGTTTCATACTCAACTGCATACGGTTTCATCGTGTACAACGGCACCTCTTGGGTGACGGTATAGAATAGGGGCATCATGGCTGGCTTGGGACGCAAAACATTCTCATCAGGAGACATACTCACATCGAGTGATGTCCAAGGATATTTGATGGATCAATCCGTCATGGTGTTCTCTGGTACAGCAACACGTGACTCAGCCATCCCATCACCATCAGCAGGCATGGTTGCTTACTCGACTGCTACATCGTTGCAGGTTTACAACGGCACAGCATGGGTTGATGCGTCAACTGGTTACGGTGTCGCTTCTGGTACAGCTGCATCAAGTACGGCGATCACGGTTGCTGGTACTGCATACACGCTTCTCACCTTCACGACGACTAGCACTTTGACTGTTAGCAAAGCAGGTTTGTTTGATGTCATGGTCTTTGGTGCTGGTGGCGGTGGAGGTGGTAGTTCAACTGGCTCAAACAGAGGTGGCGGTGGTGGCGGTGGAGGTTGCAAAGTTCAAGCAACTGTTTATTTGTCAGCAAACCAAACAATAACGGTTGGTGGAGGTGGTGCTGGTGGAGGTGATTACCGTTCTGGTGTGGCAGGTTCACCGTCATATATTGGAACCATTCTAAGCATTATTGGTGGCGGTGGTGGTCGTGGTCGTGAACAAACTTCTTCACAACAAGCATCGGCAGATGCAAGTGGCGGTTCGGGTAGCGGTGCTTGTGGTGACTCAGGTGGTTATTTGGCAGTCCCACCAATTTTGACTACAGACTTTGGTGGCTTCACAGGTGGCACAGGTGTCAATCTAGGTGGTGGTGGCGGTGGTGCTGGAAATACGGCTGTTGGTGCAAACGCAGTTAGCAATACTGGTGGTGCTGGTGGTGCTGGTTTCGATGTAAACGCTTTCACTGGTACAGGGTCACTATTCAAGTCTGGTGGCGGTGGAGGTGGTGGAACATCGGCAGGCGGTGCTGGTGGTTCATCGGTTGGTGGCGCAGGTGGTACAAACACTGCTGGTACGGCTGCTGCTGCGAACACTGCTGGTGGTGGCGGCGGTGCTGCACAATCCGCAGCAGCGCAATCAGGTGGTGCTGGTGGTTCAGGAATTGTTTACATAAGGTTCAAGGTCTAAACATGGCTCACTTTGCAAAAGTTGAAAACGGAATTGTTCAGCAAGTTATTGTTGTTGCGAACTCTGATTGTGGTGGCGGTTCATTACCTGAATCCGAACTAGCAGGTCAAGCGTTTATTGCGTCACTTGGTTTGACGGGTGAGTGGAAACAAACTTCATACAACGCAAACTTTAGAGGATGCTACGCAGGTAAGGGTTTCACTTGGAATGGAACAGATTTTGCACCGCCAGTATTAGTTGAGCCTGAGTGATGTGTTCAAGTCGCGTTGGCTGATTGTTGCTCCTGCGCTTCTAGCCTCGATCTTTAGTTTCATTCCGTCAGCGTCAGCTGATCCGGCACCAGGGTTGTCAACTTCGTATTACACGATTGATGAGATACCTCCAGTCCAATCAACAACTGAGTATGAGTTGTGTGGTTCGGAGGTTGAGAACAACATCAATCGTTCGTATGACGGTGAGCCGTATCTGGATTGCACGAACGATCTGTTCATGGTTCATA